AAGAACGGAAAAGGCAAAATCCTGAAAATTTTCAAAAATAGCGAGAACCTGCGAGGTCGCCGCCCCGTAACAAGGCGGATTGCCGGAAAGGACCCATAATGACATTGATTATCATTTGCATGCATTCACCAACAATCATTAGACATCTAAACGTCTATTTTGCATTACTGAATGTAGGTCATATCATGCAGCGCGGCTTCGCAGCAGTGGCCAGGCTCACATCTGAAAGACCTTCTTCGACCTGCACGTACGATGTACATTAAAAAGCCCCGCTAAGGCGAGGCTTGGTTTGATATGGATAATGACAATCAATCTTCTTTTTTAATCACTACTTCCTGCGGCCGCATCTGCTGTATGGCTCGGACAATGCAGTAAGGAATTACTGCCCAGGCAACTCCCATGGCTGCTCCTGCTGCTTGCTGAGGCGCGCTGACAGCGCCGAAAACCCCAACGATACCTTGAACAAAACCAATAGCCCCGAATACAACACAAATAGCCCAGAGGATTCTCATAAACCTAACTCCTTTTATTAAAGAGCTATTAGGATAATTCTGAATGCTGTTTTGTAAAGCTCTAATGCACGGCAAAGCCGCTGAAAGTTAACGGTTTGCCCAGGCTCACAGCTGAAAGACTTTCTTTGATATGCACGTGCGATGCGCATTAAAAATGCCACCAGCGGATGCCAGTGGCCAATGAGGATAAAGTTATGCTTCGAGTTTTTGGATTGACTGGATTGAGGTAACAACACACTGGCGACGGCTGACGTTGTTTGCTTCAGCAATACCCATCTCAGTTAACAAAACCTGAGAGTCTATATCCTGCCCCTCTTCTAATCGAAGGAAGACATTCCCCTTCTTTACTAAAATCCAATCAGCGGAGTAAATCTCCCACACTAGAAAATACAACATAAGCGTCCTTATCATACAGTTATAAAAACTTTATTTTAAGGCAACGTATACTCTACTGAAAGCATTATCACAGGCACTCAGTGAATGTCTGCTGTAATGCTTACCCCTTACTGAGGATATTTGGTTGATTATCCGCTGTAGGGGATATCCATTATCAAGCCCACCAGCAGGTGAGCTTTGTAATGGCTACGATTCCACGTCGTTATGCAGCACTTCCTGACGGTAAATATGCTCGTAACGAGATACCGTCTTCCCGTTCTGGTTCATCACGTAGGCAACCTCTCCCTCTTTGAGGAAGATATTCTGGTCCATACCAGATACTGCAATGCTTTGCTGTTTTGGATTGAACCCTACGCTCAAACCGTCGTGAATCTCTTCGCCGCCACCAGGCGACATTACTTTTACTGTTAACATGCTTCTTCTCCTTCTTCTGGTAATAAAAAAGGCCGCCATTGGCGACCTTCGATAGGTTTGGGATTTGGTTTAGTTAGGTTGTGTGACAAGGCTTACAGCAGAAATAACATCCATTTGCATTGTAACCAAGGCGTTTAGCCTCCGTCACAGCAGGAGAGCAGGAGTCATAGCTACCAAGATATCTCCTGTTCAATTCTGACGGCAAATAAGTACAACCAGAAACATGAACTTCATTGTCACCATTGGACTGCTTGTTGGTATTCACGTAATACAAAGCCATTCTAATATCCCCAGAGAATCGCTGCGTTATGCAGCACTGGAGATGGTAATAATTTAACTGCCCATGAGGTAGGATATATCCTTAAAGTATGAAGTGGTTCAATCTTCCCTCAGCAAATTTTCTGTCAATCCTATGCTCCAGAACCCTTCAACAAAAAGCCCCGATATTGCGAGGCTCTGGTTTCCTTGTGGCAGTTCGCATGCCACGCTGTGTTATGTGCCAGTATGTCTTTCTTCGTCTGGCGGTTCTCAACATCGATATCGTGAACAGATAGATAACTTGGCACCTAACACCAATCAACCTGCCTAAGTTAAATCTTAATTCTTTACGCTTACGCTTGTTGATCTCTGGGTCCATGCCAGGATATCCAAGACTCTGATGCGGAGAATGCCAACTCCAGGGAAACATCGATAAAAGAGCATGTGAAACTGAGACTCCGGTAGCCCTCCTTGTGGGGGCTTTTTTTCGGATTGATGCGCTTCGCTTGTTAAATATTGAGTCTTTTCTAGAATTTAAAGGTGCTTTGCTATGTCAGGTAAAGCCGTCGTTCAGAAATACCCGTGTGCTCAAGGACGAGCCATCCCTAGTTTTTCCTTTCCAGCTCTATCTGCCTTATACCTGCGAAGTTATTGTTGCCCTTCTCAATCACGGCCAGTAGAGGCTTAATCCACAAGACTGCCTGGCAGTACGTCATTGAGCTGGCGGCAGCGGCACTATCATCGGCTGAGTCAGGTCCGTCGGTATCGGCGTGCATTGCGCTGGAACGTAAACGGTACGCGTATTCGAGCAACCCACCAGCGATATCAGCAGGAACAGGCAGATCACAGGTTTTTTCACGGCGGAGAATCTCCCGGTATTCGATTACAGTTTCTTCGGTGCTGGTGTCGATAAGGGAGTTAAGCCTATTGGCATGTTCTGCAACCTGATTGAATCGATTGAAGTTGAATGCCTGGGTGGCGATTACCTGCCCCTGCAAAGAGTTGTCACTTCGCAGAATGTCGTTATCGCTCTGAAGGCTACTGGCGTCGGAGCAACTCTTAACGAGAGCGACCGAAAGGCCAGCAATAACGACAACGCCGATAAGACCCGGATTAATTTTCATTGGTCGAGCCCCCAGCACGTCAACGCACTTTCCTGTTCGCGCCGCTCAACCTGCCCATAACAGCCATTCTTTTGGCCTTTAGTCAGGCGGCAATCACGTCCACCGTCCTTAATCCACCAGCGGATTGCCTCGCATGCACCGATACGGTCACCTGCGTTGATGCGCTTATAGAAGGTCGATGGGAAGCATTTACCGGGGCCGATGTTATACGGGCAGAAGGATGCGATACCCACCTTCTGTGGCTCTGTCAGAGGCACTTTGATATTGCGATCAACCCAGGCTAATGCTTTATCGCGTTCAATAGCGTTAACCTTCCGGCATTGTTCCTCAGTGGCCGTCATGCCCTTAACAATACGCCTGCCATCGATAACGGTCACGCCGTGACATAAAGACCAGACCCCACCCGGATCAACAACGGCCACCAGCACATTGCCTTCTTTCTCGCTGATGAACTGGTCAAAAATGAGTGGAGCAGATGCACCTGATGCGATTAGTGCCAGCACTGCTGCGCTGAGTTTTGATTTATTAGACATCATTCACCTCGCGCAGCTCTTCGACGGTCTGCTTTGATTTGGAAATAGAGGTTGGTGAGAAAGGTGAGCAAGCCGAACAGTAAACTACCGATCACACCTATAGCCGCCCACTGCTCTGGGGAGTAACCGTCAAGAAGTCTTCTAAACCAGTAAATGGCACTACCTCCCGATGCGCCGTAGGAAATGCCAGTAGTTATTTTGTCCATTCGATACATACTCTCACCTCGCTCAGTTGCGGGTGCTTGTTTGTAGGAAACAAAAAGGCCACCCGAAGGTAGCCCTAAAAAGCTTGAGGCCTCTGTAAAATGAGACCCAGATATCGTTTTAAGTCCATGGCATAGAGACCACTCTTAACAGACTACGATATATTTTGCGTACGCGTTAGCATTTTCATATCATGTGTTTGTTTCACTAATGCCACACAGCGCTTATCACCTAAAGGAATGAAAATGAGAATTAAGAGCATTGGATTTACTATAAAAAACAATAATAAAAACATAAATACTTCGGATGTAATGTCTGATTTCATAAAAAATTCTTCTCGTATTCACAACCGAACTGATTACTCTCGTCAAATCCTTATATCTGATGATAAGAGTTTTTACAGTGGCTTGGTTGTAACCTTCAGAAATCAGAAAAAAAACTGTTTAGCGCAATTTTCCAAGGGAAAATTCAAACTTAAAGTAGAGGACTTAACCAAAGGCGACAAACTAGTCAGCTTTAATTTCTTTTGTATAAAAAAGTCTAATCTTAAAGGCTTATATATGTATCATCATGGTTCTTGCTCGCTAAACGGCGTATTTACGCACTTACAGACTATAAGCAATGAATTTATCCGAAGTAAATGCAGTGAGGAGATAGATCTTTTAGGGAAATCTCCAGATCCAGATTTAGTAAGAAAAATAAATGAAAAATATCAAGCCAGATTCGAGTTCAGCTTAATTACCAGCAAAAAAGACATTTCATCAATTTTGCGTGCATTTAAGGAGATAAAACAAGCTACTTTTAAATTTGATCATGTAGATTTCAAATCAGGTCCAATGACTGCACTTTCACCTTTCATTAATACTACAGATATTAACTTCAATATTGAATCTGCAAGCCGAGTAAGAACAACCCCGTTATCACAGCATCTCGCAGATATTTATAAAAATGTAACCGGTATCGTAAAAGCAAGAGTAAGAGCTGTAGATCATTCAGGCATTGAAAAAGTAGTCGATTTTATGAATTGCCCTACTTTTCTTGAGACTTACGAATTCGATAGTATAGCTAAGGAAACAGATGGAATCACAAACACGAACTACCTCAAAAGCAAAGTATTCGCTATAATAAAAGACGAAATGTTGAAAGGGAAAAATAAAAATGTCTTTAACTGATGCGGTCGTTAGGCAGAAAATAGGCGTGCAATACGCTTTATTAATTATCATTTCCGCCCTGTGTCTCACAGGGCTATTCTTCCTGTATAGACATACTCCAGTAGTCAGTGATAATTTTTTTGATTTCTACCATAAAAACCTTCGTGGATATTTATTCTCAGGATTTATCTCTGTTGGTTCATTCCTTCTCAGTTTACATACATTCGTAATAGTCAACTTAAGAGATAAAGTTTTCGCCACACCTGAATATAAAGCTTCATTCTGTGAAGCTTATGAGGTAGATGAGGCGGACATAAGTGAAAAAAACTTATTCAAGCCATTAGACAACCTATCCTCATTTATAAACTCATCAATTCTTCTTTCATTTATCACAGCCATACTTCAATTTACAATAGGATTGTCAACTAACCTCTACGCTTGTTTATTATGTGTTTGGCTTGCCATACTTACAATATGCTTCCTGATTCATTGTCTAACAATAATAAGAATGAACATCAAAATCCTTCTAAAACAGAAATAAGCAGGTATCAATGAGGTTGCTACCTGCAATTTAGATCAAAAAAAGATGTTAATAATTTATCATAGATATACATCCATCGATAAAGCCGAGTGCTGTTTGTAATTCCTTTCTTATTGTTCCATCAGAGCAATTACGCCTTTTAGCTATTGCTCTTAGCGAAATACCGACCACGAAGTGGGCAATGATCAATTCATACTCATCAGGCTTAAACTTCCTCAGTCTAGCAACGCAACCATCGATCATTATACCTGTATCATCATCACACTGATTTCGTGATTTCTTTCCGTGTGGAAGAAGTCCTTTAAATCCGGCAGCGATTGGTTGCCAGTCAACGCCATTATGTTCATCTGCAGCCCAAGCACCCCAACGGTCCATTAATTCATACATATCGTTCATAAGTCCTCCTTACGCCAGAACGCCGAGCGCGTAGGCCCGGTCCAGCACTCTAATGATCATTTCCAGCTGCGAGCCATATTTGCGCTCGAATGCCAGTCGGTCGTTATGCAGTTCGATGTGATGCTTTCGGCAAAGTGGTATGGAGAAAATGTCATGCGCTTTTGTCGCCATGCCACCCTGCCCCCATCCGATTAAGTGATGTGGGTCGTCTGATTGCTGCTGGCAGCATTCACAGGGCTGTGTTTTCACCCAATTCAGATAATCGCGACTTTCCCAGCGAAGACGCTTTGGTCGAAGCATGAAAGACTGATGCGGCGCCGGATCCACCATCACACCTACTAGGGGTTCTGTCAGCGCATCAGGCAGGTCGACCGCTGAAACTAATTCCCTAAGGATGCTGCTGGCCGGCACAGAAGGCGTAATATCGCTTTCGCGACCGATCTTGCTTTCTTGAGGTAAACGAAGCGCTTCACGAACGCATGATTCTGGAAGTGCATCCGTAACCCCTTTACGAACTGCCCACCAGCAGAGTTCAGCGAGAGAAATCTCGCGGCTTTTGTCGATAGCGAGTGAAATACGAACCGAATCCAGAACAAAGGCAATTACGTTTCTCCATGCCAGTTCTGCTAGTTCCTCGGTACACTGCTCTCGAAGCTGGTTATCGCAAGAGCCACAAAGAAGGATGGATCCAGGCTCATGGTGCATGATGGTTAGTTCGTGATAGTGGTAATCACTGTGGGCGTTCTGGCAATGTCCGGCGCCGTGCTTCAGCAACCAGTAATCAAGCCCGCTAATACCGCCAGCTGCAGTCAGCACCTTTTCATTCAGAAAGAAGCTTCGCAGCTGCTCGTTTTCAGCCAGTGGCTGCCGCGCGTCCGAAACGCGACCAGTTTGATACCCGGCCATACTTTCTGGCTGGCGCTCGATTAACACTCTTCCTGCGGTGAACAACTCCATCAGCTCTCTTCCTGGCTTCAAAAGTACGACACCCAGCTCCCTAGCAATCACAGGTCGAAGAAGCGCACGCATCACTCGCTCTCCCTGATAATGATCTGCCCGTCCTCGCCCCAGAGCTTTGTTATCCTTGAATCCCAGATATGCGTGTCGTCCTCGAAGAGCGCATCCATCAGAGACTTCATCAGGTTATCAAGATCGGGTTTACCCTGATGGGGCTGCCCGTTCATCTCTGCGCGCTTCTTTTTGCTCCAGCTATTCGGCATCGGAAGAACGAAGGTAACGTGCGAATTTGACTCTGGCATGTAAATGCCCAGCAGCCGGACGTGATCGCAAAAGGCCCGGTAACGCATAACTTCAGGGCGCTTTTTCCATTTGTCTGCACGCGTCATGCGTGGCTTACCCATCGGGAGGATGTTGTACACTGTCACGATCACCCCCATGCACGAGAACGCATGCTTTGCGCTGTCTTAGCTGAGGATTTTTGCTGAGGTAGTAATGCGCTGACTATCCAAAGACGAGGGTCAATATCGAGGCTTTTCTCGACGGGAACCCCTTTGGACTTATAGCGCGCCACTAGCTCATTGGCTTCTTCGGTTGTCAGCCCGGTGTGAGTGAACCAGCTTTTCTTCATGCCGCCTCCTGCAGGAGTAACATCAAAAGAAAATTGCTGGCCCTTTGAAGGGTCAGTAAGGATTTATTCTGGTTTGGTATTTGCGCCATGGTATCTCTCCAGTGGCGCAGCAGGTATAGGGTGTTCAGGCCTATGACGGGAGTGTAACAGAATTCTTGGAAACGCGATAACCAGCCCGTTCAAGCATCTGCGTAAAGAGTGTCGGTGTTCCTACTATCTCATCATCCTGTAACGGCATAAATGATACTTCCTCCCCACGTCTGTACATGAGCGCGCGACCACTATCAGGAAATGAGTGCAGTCGCGCAACGATAACCCCATCGTTGCATCTGATGACCGCATAGCCCTTGTTAGGTAACTCTTCTTTTTGTTCCACCAATCTCCCCTCCAAACTGGAAAATTTCTGCATGCTGTTTCAATAAAACCAGTCGTCTGCACTTTCCCAGGTCTGCTGGAGGATTTCCTCAACCGTCTTTTTAGCTTCTTTTTCGCCACCGTAAACACTTAACCCATCGGAACCTGCGCGACGCACAATCAGACAGCACTCATCGAACTGACTCTGGAGTCGTTTTAAAAATTCTCTCTCAAGTGCCGGGACTGCACCCTCTGGAAGTTCTTTAGTACGATCAATGGTTAATTCAACTTTCATAAGCGCCTCCACCGCAAAAGCTGTATGTTTATACAGTACACTTATGGAGAAGTTTGATCAACGCCTTAACAGCACGAATTGTTAAAGTATGATTATGTTGTTTACAAACGAGTCAGTGGGCGTTAATGTCGAAGCAAGTATTATTCACCCAATAAATTCTTCATTAAATCAGCACCATATAACTAATCTGTTAATGGAGTCGACAAGCCATGACAATAGCCACTTCACCCAGACTCATTCTTCGTTCATTTAAAGAGAGTGATGCTTTAGCACTTCTGGACTATCTGTCTTCCCCGCGTACTCCCTGTTTTCAGGATGAAACGCTCAACTCAGTTGAGGATGCCGTAGAAGAAGTATGCAGAAGAGCAAATGATCCAAGCCAATTTGCTGTTTGCCTCAAAGACACCGACCTCGTTATTGGCCATTTGTTTGCAGAAAATAGTGGCGAGCCAGATGCTAATACGTGGTCCGTAGGTTGGCACTTCAATCAGCGCTATGAAGGGTACGGGTATGCAACAGAATCAGTTGGGGCCCTGTTTAAATATTTGTTTAACGTGAAACAGGCAAGGCGTCTCTATGCGTACGTTGAAGACTACAACCTGTCCTCTCAAAGATTGTGCTCCCGCCTTGGTATGCGACAGGAGGGTTGCTTTAAAGAGTTTGTTTCATTTATTACGGATGAAGGCGAGGAAAGATATGACAATACATTTGTTTATGCCTTACTAAAAAAAGAATTTAAATCAACGATTTAATCTATATTTCAAGTGCTTATCACAGGATGTAATTTTTGGCTGTGCCATATAATTCCCCAGTGTGAAAGGAGCGGACATTCATTGTACTGGTTTGTTGAGCTCAAACAGGCAAACAATGCTGCCTGCTGCAGGTTATTTATTATTTTGCCAAATGTTTTCGCATCAGTGCATTTTCTAATGTAATTCCACGGCAAATAGGAAAACCTCTCTCCACTACATGAAAGCCGTGTCGTAGAAAGAACGCTTCCGCAGCCTTACTTACATTTGAAGTAAGCTCACTAGTTCCATGTTGCCTCGCTTCCTCATGAATGCAATTCATTAGTAACGTCCCTACCCCCTGTCCTGAATAGATTCCTGAGACATAAAAATGGTCAATGTACCCATTTGGTTGGAGATCTGCATATCCAGCTATTTCACCATCAAGCTCTACAACAAAAGGGCGTAGTTGCCTCATGTGATTGGCCCATTGTTCCAAGTCGATTTCTGCCGGGGCCCAAGCATCAATTTGTTCATGTGTGTAGTAGTCTGATGCGATGGTATGTACAGAAGAATAAAACACGTTAAATAATGGGATTTCATCCCCATTACGGAACCTTCTTATTTTCATAAAACCTCATTATGAAAGCTGCTTGTAGAACAATAGTACTTTTTGTGAAACAGGGTGTCATCTCCTCTCTCACAGTGGGCCCATGCCCAGTTAGCCAGTCCGTTCCGTACCAAATGCGGACGCTACTAATAACGTATGAAATATATAAACAATTAATAACGAAAAATACCAAAGTTAAAATAGTTATTTATAATCAAGCAAGTGTGAGTGGTTGAAGCTTAACCACCCTTTACTTTACATTCCAGTAGATAATAATAGTTGCTAGCATAATTGTAACTATGTAATCTGAAGTTTAGAAACAAAATGCTATAGCAATAGCGTTTGATAGAAGCAATAATAATTAAATGCCAATTTATCATTTTAAAATATCTATCGTGACAATACAGAAATGGCTGTATTTTTCCTTAAAATATCAGTATCAATAAGTTTTTTGTATAAAATCATACTATCATAAAAGAAGGTAAGCTTGTATTTTTTATACAGAATAGTGTATAAATAAAATTCGTTAGCATGAACATTAGCTGCATCACTCCCAACATTATATACCTCATGAGCCAGACTGTTGATCTCATTGTCATTTAACTCCAATGAATTAATATAGTTCATAAAATCTTTTACATTATATCTCCATGAGTTTATTTTTAAGTCAAAGTGAGCATGTTCAAAGTAACCAAATTTATGTGCTGACGATGTAACGGAGTCATCAGCTTCAGGACGAATGATTAGGAGCTTAATTATGTCATGAATTGTTTGTATTTTTTTACCGTATATCTTCCTCACTTCTTTTATCATAGATACCGTACTATTTTCAATGATTTGTATTGGATTAAACTTTTTGGTGAACTCAATTTCCTCTTCGCTGGCAGGTTTTATGCAATCGGTTACCTCATAAAAAAAGTCAGACATCATTATTTGTTTTGGACTGCAGTAGTTTGGGTCTCTTACAATTATTTTCCCTGCAGCTTTGTACGATTGGGCAACCAGCCTAGAACAAAATTGTTTTTTACTAGCTATGCTTGTAAACGGAATAACAACATAAATCGTTTCAAGTAAAGCATATACTGATAAAACTTTATTTCTTGCATATTCACAAATTTTAGACTGTTCCGCTGCGGTTAATTTTTTTTTGGGTCTAAAAACCTTAACTTCATCTTGTTTTTTAAATAGCAGTCGCTGGAGGTTTTTTGAATATACACCACCACTTACAGAATGAATTGTAGTGCCATTAACATATAACATTACATGGGAGAATTTGCTAAATGTAACCAGCCTAACGAACCAACTTATAAAACTTTTCTCAGAGGTAAAAATCACATCGCCAACCTCTAACTTTTCCTGCCTTATAATATATAATTTCTTTCGCATAATGACATTTAACTATTTAGTAAATAATAAGGGCGTGTTGATATTAACGCCATGATAAATCCTGCACGTTCATTTTTACAGCGTTTTATACATAGTGCAATCATTAAATGCTCCACTATTAAAATAGTTATTGCTGTAAATAATCTGAAGGTCCGCTCCTCGCTCAAAGCGGACCTTCATGAGCATAGAGATACCGCGGTTAAGTGACATTCTCTTCTACATTCACCTTACTTTCTGGTGTGTGAGAAGCGTTTCAGGTCGAAATCGATAATTGTGCGTTGGTCACGGAAAATGCCGCAACGACCGTAACGGATCAATTCGTCCCGTGCAATGGCTATTCGTATGTATTTCTCTGCGGTGGTGCGATGCAGATCGAACATCGCAACGACTTCTTTCGTCGTGATACGGCCATGCTTTTTCACCAACTCAATGATCCTTGATATGATTTGGTTGCGTTCACTCTGTGTTTTTGGTCTCGGCATCGGTTACGCCCTCCCCGCCTGACGCAGGCAGTCTTTACGACGCTTGGCGATACGGGCGACCTCAACAGCACTACCAGCTATGCCAAACATTTCTGAATACACCGCAGTTGCTCTTCGCCATAGGCCTTTTGCCTCAACCGCCTTCGCTTTCTCCTCTGCGGCCTGCATCCTGACTGGATCGCTTTTTTCCGCCATACACGGAAGGATTACATCCGGAATATCCGCGTCTGGTACCACCTCGTATGTGTACTGAACACTATTCCGGGAACGAACGATCACACCTTGGTCGCTTAAGTCACGAAGCAATTTGCCAGCTGTTGCAACTGACATATCCAGTGCCTCTGCAACATCGCCTAAGGCGCAGTTCGGTTGGTAGCGCACAAACACTGCTACCTGCTGTTTTTGTGTTAATGCTTTGGTCATTGGTCAATGCTCGATTAGTTGGTTAAACCTGCCGCTTTACGGCGTTGGTACTCTTCTATCAGCAGCTGTGCCGGAGTTGGCCCTGCCGGATGCTGCGGTGCAGCTAGCTGCCGACGGATTGGAGGAACCGAAAGCCCGTTGCTTACGTGCTTCGTCCATTTGGTTAATAACTTCTCTGCCAGTTTTTTTAGTTCCCCCTCGGTCATCTGACGCTCAACACCAGTTCTGCGCATTTCGATGCAGATGTGATACAGCACCGGCTGCGGCCACGGATATTTGTCACTACCCGAAAAACGATACGACTCGTTACGCCAGCGTCGGTATTCACTCATCACCCGGTCGGATGTCAGCCCGAACGGATTTGCGCCACTCTCTGAAACCAGCGAAACGAACTCAGCAAGATCCGGGGGCCATGTATTACCTAATGCGCAACGGTCCATGCATTGCTGACAAACCAGTTTGATCTGGTTCTCAGTCATCGAACCTATCTGAGCTATCCACAGGGCCGTGGGTTCTGCCCCATTCTTCTGCGTCCAGCGGTTCGAAAAGATTTCCCCCATCACCTGCCATAACCGCCACGCTGTCTCCGTCGCCATCAAGTCCGTTCCGGCGTCGCCACTCTGCGTGTGCTGACTGTATTTGCTGTACAGCCCGGGATGCTGCTGGGTGTGGTCGAACTGATGCATTCTCGGTACCTCCCGTTTGTGGTGCTTTCAGAACCTTTGCGCGATCCAGGTGGCGAGCGAACTTCTGCTCCCACTGAATTTGATGAAACACTTTCCCTTCGGCTTGCCAGTAAGCGATGAAACTGCTCAGCTCGGCTTCGATATTTATGCCTGCCTTGAGCGGCATGCCCCACAGGTTTGCCTGTCGTGCAAAGTCGGCTGTTGGCTTCCAGTCTTCAAACATCCGGAATTTGCCGAATGGCTGCTGTTGCCCAATTCCGATACCTGGCTGATCCGGATAATCAGGAATAACAGGTTCGACCAGTTCTGTATGTGTGGGGTTTAGATCTTTATGGTTCCTTGGTAGATTCCGTGTCCCGTTTTTGGGACTGTTTAAAGGGAAAAACGGTACTCTTTGGTTAAAATCCGACCTGTTAACAATCCCGTTTTTGGTACCCTTATTACCTGAAACAGTCCCGTTAATGGCACTGTTTGTATTAACAGTTCCGTTTTCGGTACGGTTCAAATCAACCGTACCGTTTTTGGGATCCTTTAAAGAGTTCCGGTTTTGGGTCTGTTCGGCATCGGGGATGCTTTCCTCAACACCGACCAGCTTGTACACAGGAATTTGCTTTGTCCTGCCGCGCCGTTCACCTGTGTCGACAACCAGGCCGATTTCCTGCAGATGCTGCAAGCCTGCAAGCACCGTCTTTCTGTCCATCTCAGTAGCCTCTGCAAGCGCAGCGACGGACGGGTAAGCGCACAAGTCAGCGCCGCACATATCAGCCAGCCAGGTCAGGATCGCCTTACTGGAGGATTTTCCGGTCTTAACTTTCTTGGCCCACCGCATTGCATCAATGCTCATGAAGCCTCCGGGTTGAATTCATTGGTCAAAACTCGATTAAAAAAATTGCGGCGCTACGGCGCTGATACTCGCCAGTAGTGGTCCCGCCGCGTCAGCAGGTAACATGTTGAATAAAGCGATTGCCGCTTCGCGGATCTCCTTCTCAAGCTTTTGCAGCGGTGCGCCCAGCAACTTCGCCTGATGTGCCTCACTGCATTCTTTGATAGCGCTCGCCACCAGCTCGGCTTCCGTTCTGGCGTTACTGAGTCCATGCTTTCTGGCGATCTCAATGGGCATAGCGGCGACGATTGCCACCGACAGTTGCATGATGTAAGCGGTGTATTTTTCCGAACCACCTTCGTTTTTCAGATACCGGAATAAATTCTGCTTGTTGATCGCGATACCTCGGCCCCCTTCCTTCGCCCACTGCTCAGCCACCATCTGAGCGATTTTCTCCTGCGCCTGGCCGGGCAAAGTGGATTCCCACTCCCGAACTGCAACCTGTATTGAATGGTGCTTAAAGTTATCTCGCCGATGCGCCATAAACTGATTTTGAATTTTCAACTGTCCGGCCAAACGTTGGTTATGATGTTGATATGTGGCTGACTGCATGATTAAGCCTCCTTCTGAGGTAAACCATCTGTGGCGTTGGGATAGAGGTCCGGGCGTAACTCATGCGGGGTTACTTCCCAGTCCAAAACCTTGCATGCGTTTAGCACCTCTGTGCTGGCCACCTGAGTACGAAACCAGACAGAAACAGTTTGCGAGTTTTTACCTAAGCGGCGAGCCAGCTCTGATTGACTGCCACAGAGTGAAATAATCTTCTTTTGAATGTTTATGTTCATTGAGCCTCCTAAATTAAGTACCACATACTTGATAATTTACTTATCAATGCCAAGAAATTTAACTGGCCACATTTGAAAAGAAACTTTGTATGCTGGACTACTGGCTAGATTTGGAATTGAAAATGAACTTTGAAGAACGTTTGCAAAGAGCAATTGATGAGGCAGGCATTTCTCAATCTGAACTGGGACGCCGGATAGGCGTAAACTCGCAAACCGTTAGCCATTGGTGTAACTCAGGGATATTCCCGCGCAAGGAGAAGCTAGTTCTCTTGCCTGAAGCCCTTGGAAAGCCTCTTTATTGGTTTTTCATGACTGATGAAGAAGAGCAGCACATTGCTTCAGTAATGCAGAGTAAAACAGTTCTAACCCCCCACCAATCAGCTCTATTGGAAGTTTTTGACCAACTTCCGGAAGCCGAGCAGGATAGATTTATTTCCTTAGCCAAAACCCGCCTTGAAGAGCTCGATGCATTCATGGCGGAATTTTTACGTAAAAGAAAAATAGATCCTCAGTCATAACCCCCAAACCATATCTTCAAAAGCCGCTAAAAGCGGCTTTTTCACGTCTGCGCCCGCCTAAAAATGATAACCAAAACCCATGCTGGTATATTATTTATCAATTTAGGCTTGACCTCTGGTATGTTTATTTGTAGCCTGATTTCAGCAAATCAGTCATCAAGGCAGGACGCCCACGAAGTAGCTGCCGGCGGCATACGAAACACCGGATGAGATGGCAAGACAATCGCGCAGCAGGTTTACCGTTCCGCCAGCCTGGCGTTAAAGGCAGAAAAAAAGCGCCCATCAGGACGCCTTGCTCTTTAAAAATCTGGATATCTCTAATGTGGCTGGTTAGCTAAAGGAACCGCCACCAAGTGCTCTACCAAGCTCACTCATAGACCGGTTTGTTTCATGTTCCTGATTCAATTCCGTCCGAAATTGATTACTGCATGAAGGGCATTGAACTTTATGAAAGATACTGTTTTTACTTGTATAAATCGCCTGAAGGAAAGATATTTTTCCTTGATGATAACAGTGTGGACAGGCGTAGGGTTCGCCTGTGCCGCCCTCGTTGAGGCTATCCCGGACAGCATAAATAAAATGCCCCGCTCCAGTTTTGTATTCCGTATAGCTTTCAAGATTTCGCTTTTCTTTATTAGCTTCGCTCAATTTGCGCTTAAGCGATGTTATGTCTTCGTGCTGCGTAGACAGCAACTGAGCAAGCCGCAGATTTTCAATCTGAAGATCCATTAATTGGCGCTGTAACTCATAAGTCGCCTTTTGTACTTCTGATTCATCCCTTGCATCTTTGATCACACCAAGTAGGTCAAGAGAGGTTTTTAGCGCTGATAATGAGGCCGAAATTTCAGAAATCATGGTTTTAAGCACATTGCCATTGGGGATATCCAGATTAACTGAATCCTTGTTGTTGGGGAATAGTAGGATCCACCGAGCCTGACGTGGATAAAAGACAGGCATAACAAAATGGAGATAACCATGATCGATTTCGCACGCAAAAAAGCTGGCTGCCAAGCCGTACGCTTAAATCTGTTTGAAGTGCTTGTTCGTAAGCTTTGCTACTTACTGGCGCAAAAAGGCAACCCAGAGTTAAAGATATGAGCTCGTTCTTTGCCATGATAGTTACCGTCTGCGCCCTTACCGGGGAATGCTCAGATATCATGCTCGGTATTTACCAAACAGAATCTGGTTGTGATGCAGCTGTCAAAGAGCAGCACGTTAAAGGAGAGTGTTACCCATATAAACCGGCTGGAGACCAACAGCCTGCTTTCAAGTTTTAATCGAGTTATGACCAATGGCTGTTACCAGCCCCTAAAAGCACAAAACCCGCGCAAGGCGGGTTAAGTACCCGGTCAGCCGACCAAAGCTTTCCGGAATCGAGTTTTGACCAATGACCACTACCCAAGGCGGCAATCACTAGCTGCGGGTATCTTACAACCAAAATTAAGGACCCGATATGGAATTCTTTCATTTAATCAAGGCAACGCAGAAATCCGGCAAAGAAGATGCCGTTATCTGGTTCACGGCTAAATCAGAAGCACGAGCCAATTTGCAGCTGGATGTAGAGCTGGAAGATGCTGGCATTGAAACCGGCCGGGGCAAGGATTATAGCAAGCCTGTCCGTACCGATTTCCCTGTTTACAACGACCTGCCGGAAGAAAGCACAGTAGATTACACCTGGTGCAAACGCTACGAACTGCAGGACGATGGACGCACCTGGCTGCCAAAGGCTGGTGCTGGATCAACTGAAGCCGTGGACAACACTGCCGCACCGGAACCGACCGTTAAAGTCGAAAGTACCGTCGAGAGTGTTCCTCTTGAAAACCGCACTCCAGCGGTCCGTTTTGCCGTCCACATGACCAGCGAAAAATACCAGTCACATATCACTAAAGAGCAGCAGCTGGCTGCCAGCGAAATGTCACTGGATGAAGGCAATACCTATCTTCAGAACATGCTGCTGGCGAAGAACAACATCCCTGAAGTTGCCGAACTCAGCCTGAACGCTGAGTGGAAACTGGTTCAGGCGATTAAGCAGGTATTCGCGCCAGATGAAGCGCACGAAACTGAAGATATCGCTGCATTCATGGCTGACTGGGCTAAAGCAGATGCCAGCGTTCACAACCAATTAGTTGAAGACTGGCGCAGTGGCAAATTTACCCCTCTGAAATCTGAAAGCACCAGTGACACCGGGGTTATAGCAGGTCAGGGTCTTGAAGCTGATAACGGTATCCAGATTGACAAGAATGATGACGAAACCACACGTTATCCAGTCGTTCGCATGCCCTTCCGCAAGCAGGTACTCGCCCAGTTCACCTGCGACGAACTGCGCCACCACTTAACCCGCGAAGAATACGAAGGTATCAGCGCGCTGGAGATGGACACTGACAATAGCTATGTCCAGAACCTGCTGCTGGCGGCAGAAAACTGCGAACAGGTTAAGGGTTACGACACCAAAGACCTGTGGCGCTATACCGACGCCATTCGCAAAGTGTTCAGCCAGGAAAAGCGTCACGAACTCGCTTTGGTTCTCCGATTCACCAGAATCTGGGCGGCGACTGATTACATTGACCGCGGCCTGCTGGTAAAAGAATGGGCCAAAGGCAATCGCGTTGCAGAAATACAGCGTACTGAAAGCGGTACGAATGCTGGCGGAGGCAACAAGACCGACAGAAACCCTGACCTTAAACATGATCTCGACACTCTCGATTTAGAGATTGCGCTGGCCACGTTACCAATGGATTTCAACATTTACGATATCCCTGGTGGTGTTTTCCGTCGGGCTAAAGAGATTGTTAGTAAGAGAGAAAGTCCGTTCAAGGAATGGTCTAAAGCCCTTCGTGCAACCCCGGGAGTTTTGGATTACTCGCGTGCGGCTATCTTTGCACTTATCCGTAGCGCTCACCCAGAACATTATCTGTATCCGGCACGTCTCAGCGGATTCATTAACGCGAACCTGACTGAAAGCGATCATTCTGCACCATCAGACGAAACTCTTGTTGCGGCACGCCATAACCCGGAGGTGAGCTGGACAAACGAGATAGTGACTGATTCTGCTTTTGAAACTGGCGGCCAGAATGAAGGTGCGCAAGTCGACGGCGGCACGCTGCCGGTTCTCGAAAAAGTTGGTAATGGTCTTTTTTCTATTGAAGGGCTGGCCACCAGCAACGCTGTAAATGTCCAACAAAATACCGCGGCGGAGTACGTTGATAATGTGCAGATGGAAGAAACTGGCAATGATGAAACCCCGGACGGTGCTGCGTTATCAGAAGGCACGGAAGAAACTATCTCAGGCGCAAGCACTACTGAGACTTATAGCAGCACAACTGCCATAAATAATGATTCCGGTCATCATAATTATACCGACCCTGAAATGCTCTATACACACCTTATGATCGACATTGAAGCTTTTGGTAAAAAAGCTGATTCACCAGTCGTATCTATCGGGGCCGTGTTCTTTGATCCATCTACAGGTAATACCGGATCGGAATTTTACAAAGTTATTAGCCTGGAATCAGCCATGGCCAGCGGCGGAGTTCCGGATGCATCTACCATTATCTTCTGGCTAAAAGCTTCGCCCGAAGCGCGCTCTGAGTTGGTAATGGATGACGCTATTCCGCTCGATGATGCATTACTGCAGCTAAATGAGTTTATAGGTGAGAATGCGGTTAACGGCCCTGATTCTGTTCAGGTCTGGGGTAATGGTGCCACTTATGACAATGTCCTGCTTGAGGCATCTTATGACCGTACGGGGATCCCCTGCCCATGGAAATTCTGGAATAACCGGGATGTAAGAACCATTGTCGAGTTGGGTAAAGCCGTTGGCTGCAAGCCTCGCTATGAGATCCCATTTGAGGGAGAACCTCACAAGGCTATTTCGGATGCTCTTCATCAGGTCAAATACGTGTCAGCAATCTGGCAGCGTCTGACTGAACACTGATTTTTTAATATCAGAAAATGGCCCTGATATGGGCCATTATGAGGTAAATCACATGCTTCAAATGCTGACTTTAGAAGAATGGGCTGCGGAAAAATACCGGAGTAATCCTCCAAGTCTGAATACTTTACGCCGATACGCCAAAGAGAGCATGTTCACTCCCCCGGCCACCAAAGAAGGAAGATACTGGCGGGTAAGAGAAGATGCCGAGATTACAGGTAATTTAACCCAGCCCGTTATTAAAAAATCTGATTCTCCTATGCTTCAAAGGATACTGTCTGATGGCTGCTCGACCACGTAAAAACAACGTCAAGATACCTAATCTCTATCCGCTATACAGTCGGAAGGTAAATAAAATTTACTGGCGCTATAAACATCCCATTACAGGTAAGTTTCATAGTCTTGGAACTAACGAGGCCGAAGCAACAGCAATAGCAATCGAAGCGAATGAGAGACTGGCTGAACAGCGCACCAGGCAGGTTTTGGCTATCAGTGACAAGATCGCCACCAGCAAAGGAAAGGCGATAACAACAAATACTTGGTTGGATCGATATTGGAAAATTCAGGATGAAAGACTTGAGAATGGTGATATCAAGCCGAACACTCATAAGCAAAAGGCTAAACCAGTAGCCCTGCTTCGTGAGAGCGTAGGAATGAAATTGATTTCATCCGTCGATGTTCGAGATGTTGCCCAGATACTGGAGTCCTATGTTGCAGAGGGCCAGCCAAGAATGGCACAAGTCATACGCTCAGTCTTGATTGATGTATTCAAAGAAGCCCAACATTATGGCGAGGTACCGCCGGGTTATAACCCGGCTCTTGCTACAAAACAACCGCGCCGGCGGATTACTCGACAGCGTCTAAACCTCGACGAATGGCAAAAGATTTTCGAGATAGCTGATGCCCGCCACCAATACATGGGCAATGCAATGCTATTGGCACTCGTTACCGGTCAACGCCTCGGGGATATTTCCAACATGAAGTTTAGCGATATTTGGGATGACCATCTTCATGTCGTTCAGCAAAAGACGGGGAGCAAGCTAGCGATCCCCCTATCCCTAAGGCTTAACGCGATCGACTGGAGTTTGAGGGATGTAGTTGCGCGTTGCCGTGACTATGCAGTGAGTCCATACCTAATCCACTTCTTCCGGGCAACCTCAATGGCAGAACGTGGAGCGCAGGTGAAGTCGAATACCATAACAATGAATTTCAGTAAGGCCCGTGATAAAGCAGAGATAAATTGGGGAGACGGTACCCCAGCTACTTTCCACGAACAACGATCTTTAGCAGAGCGTCTATACGAAGTTCAGGGGGTAAATACACAAAAACTGCTGGGGCACAAATCCCCAAATCAGACAGCTAGTTACCATGATGATCGCGGTAAAGATTGGATAACTGTTGGAATTTAAGTGAAAACTCTCGAAAAATCAATTAACTAAGGAAGTTTTAAATTTCCTTAGTTAATAAGATTATTAATTAACTATTTTGATTTTTCTTTAAAGTAATAGCCAATTATAAAACCGAGCGAAGTACCTAAAGCACTAATAACAATCGAGAGTACTTTATCAATTTCAAGTGGTCTTATTAATTCAGAGGGATTCTCAATTCCTTTTTCTTTCAATTTGAGTAACCAATCAACTGCATAAGCGTTGTACCAAAAAACAAAAATAAAGCAAAAGACCAGTAAAACAAAAAAGCCCACTAAAAATGAAATGGTTAATGCACTACGAGTCTTGCTTTCACGCACACTGGAACTTAATGCATTTTCTTCTGCTTCTTCGGCAACATTATCAGATTTTTTAGAATTAGTTGAAAGCTCTTCTAATAAATCTGTTAAATCTGAGAAATCCGTGTTAGCCATTATTGCTACCTCCATTCATTTTCGAAAGTAGCTTTAAGGCCTGGGCATAATCTTTTGTTGTTGATTCAGTAAATTTACCTGAAACTGCCAAACATTTTTTCATTTCAGGTAGAACATCATTATAGAATTCTAATCGACCACGTTCTACTTCAGAAAGATTCTGTAAGTTTTTATCGAATAAATCTTGTACATTATTAAGAATTTTTTCAATAAGACCCATTTGAGATTCGAGTAAATCACTTGAGTGCGAACGGAAGGTGGTCAGTTTACTTACAACTTTCGCATAATCATTTTTTTCTGACATTGGGTTTGATCCATCATCTAACTAGCAATAGCTTATGAGGATAATAGCATGTAAAAAATAGAGGTCTAGCATCATAGCAGACTTGATCAGAT